TAGATCTATTTCAGTAAGATTTTTATAATAATCTGACATATCTTTCAAATTACCAATAGTTCCATAGGAGTCGTAAGGAGATGTTCGTCTTGTTCCATGTTCTGGTCTACCGATTGAAGCACAAGTAAAACAAAATAAACCATCTGGTTTCAACATATTATAGATTTTTAAAAATGATTCTTTATATTCAGGATCATGTTCAAAACATTCTGTAGATATAATAGTATCAAATGAATCATCTGCAAATGGCAAATCTTTTGTTTTTGATACAATAGTAACATTTTTTACTTGTATAACGTCATTACCATCGTATTCACAATTTTCAAATAAAAAACGATTATTTCCATTAATATCTCCTGAACCAACATCTAAAACTCTTTTATTAATAAAAAAATCAGGAAGTATTTTTTTAACAAATTCAGTAAATCTTGTTGCTTGAATGTGCATATAAATATCTATATATTAAATAAAAATTTTTGAAACGCATTAAGCATTATAATAAAAATTTATTTAAAATTAATAAAACATGTTCTTCATCTAAAACAGTTTCATTATATGCAAATAAACAACGATTACTATTTTTTATTTTACTTATTGTTAAAACATCTTTATATAAATCTATATATGCACAATTATATTTAGATGTTTCATGGTTTTCAATATTATAATTTTTATTTGTGATAAACATTGATTCAGTTTTTATTTTATAATTATTATCAAGAAATAATGTGGTTTTACTATCTCCATTAAAAATTTCTATGTAAAGTGGTAATATATTATTATTGAATTTATTATTTATAGAAAATTTTATATATTTTTCTTTAGATCCATCTAATGGTAACAATTTATATTCTTTAAGATCGTATGCTCTATCACTATTATTAAAAGAAACAATAATATTGTCTATTTTTTTATGCTCAGCATTTTGGATTTCTTCTTCTGTACTTTCTCCGAACCATGACATCACATTAAAAAAATCACCAAATAATGATTTTTCTTCTTTTTTTTTTAAGATAACAAATGAACCAAATTTTATTGATGACATTATATATATATCATATATTTTAATATGTTATCAATAACATATTAAAATATCAAATTTTTAATGTATTGGAGTATAATGGTCTGTTATATGGATGATTTATAAAATAATAGAACAATTATATAGTTTTTATTTTTTCATTTTCATATATCCAATTTTCTTGATCTGATGGAACTATAATTTCTATTTTTTTATCGATTATAGGTTGTAAAAATATATTTTTTGTTTTTAGATAATCTATTAAATTCTTTAATTTCATATTGATTGCACCACCATAATAATCACTATTATCATCACCTTGACCTCCTTGTGCTTTTGCTTTAATAGGTATTTTCCAAGTTTTTCCATACCAATATTCCAACAATATTTCTGGATTTCTTGGAATATGGAACACTTCATCTCTAACTTTTATTGTATCTAACTCTTCAATAAACCAGCTTGGGAATGTTGATTTTGGCCAAAAATATATACCATCATTTACATAAAATCGCCTCATAAATCCATCTTTAAATTTCGTGTATAAATAAATGTCACCCATCTCAATATTATTATAAAATACTTTTAGTGATACTCTCCATATTTTTTTATTAGTATCATCGTTCAAATATAATTTTTTAAATTCATAACCATCTTTCTGGATAATTTTATTTAAATCTAATATACTATCAACATCCTCAATATATGCTGCCAAATCAAAATCATAATCATAAGAAATAATATCGTGTTCTCTAACAGCACCTAACAAAGATCCATATATTAACCAATGTTTGATATTATTGTTTTTCAATAACCTTGATATAAATTTAAGGTGTGTGAATAATTCATCAGGATTATAGATATGTTGTTGTTGGAATCGTTCTTTAACCATTTTATTATAAAACATATATATCAAAATCAAGATTATAATTATTACGATAAAATTAACTTTTAATAAATTCATATAATATATAAAAGAATATATTATATTATATATTACTAATGGCTTTGACTACATATTTTGCATTATCTGGACTCTATGGATGTTATCGAGGATTTACCACACCTATTTTTGATAATAATCAGAAGATGCAACGCCTTCTATTTTGTGCTGCAACTGGACTTAAATATGCGTTTCCTCCAAGCAATATAGTTCAAATAGGAAAATTAGGTGGTAGATTATATTATAAAGCAAAACATTATAAAAATCCAGACCTACTAAAAAAACATTATCCATATTTTCCATTTAATAAATTAGATTTGTACCATGAATGGCGTTTTTATAATCCTAAATTAATCTAAAATATCGTTAAATTTTATAAATATATTTATTATATATATATATTTATAATGCTCTTTGTTATTACTTTTTTGTTGATCATATATATTGTATATAATTATATAAATTTTGATATTGATGCTAATACTACTGTTGTTAATTCTTTAACACCAACATCATCACAGAGTACAATATAATATGAAAAATATAACATTACATAAAATGGCTCAAATAGTGGTACATTTTGTTGCCGTTAGATTTTTCATAAAAATACCACAAGTCAATTTGGAGGTTATTATTTTAGACCGTTACTAAAAAATTATTTAGTATCATAAATTGATATTATAATATATATATATATATATATATATGGAAATACATAAAATCAAATTTATTCTCATATTATTTATGTTAATTAATATTGGACTTATTATAACCAGTGGCGTGGTAGATGATGGTCTCGATGATTATATTGTTGCTTTTATACACTTTTCGTTGGTGTCATTGATATTCTATGCTGGTATTTTAGTATTTTTTATAGAAGAAGATATGTACCCGACAATACCGATTTTATTATTTATAACAGTGGGTGTGAATATTTGTAGTAATATATATAGATCAACAATAAAAAAAAATAATAATGATGTTAGGGATAATAAAGAAGATATATATATTAAAATCTCTATTAATATATTAATACAATTAATATTATTAGGTTATTTTATATATAAAAAAATAAATCAAAAAATACCATTTAGCACATTAATAAAAAATGAAGGTATATGGAATCCTTTTTATGATAATTATGAAGAAGTATTTGATATATAATATTTGCATTAACGATTTATATAAATTAATTATATATATATATATATATATATATATATATATATATAATGGCAAATATACAAGAACAGCCTCTTATAGATTCACGAGATGTCCCCATATTAAATATTGATAAATTAAAGAATATTCGTGAAATGAAACTATATTTATTACAAGATACGATCAATATATTAGTAATTGAGGATTCACACGGGTCAACAGAGGGAGAATGTAATGACAGAAACAGTGATACAGAAATAGACAATTTCTTAGATAAATTATTATCCATAAATATTCCTAAAATGTTTTTATTAGAAGGCTTAAAATCATATAATACAGAAACCGATGTTAAAGATTCCAACGACCCAAAAATAGATATAGGATTATTTAGGACTCACAATAAATTTAAAAATTGTGTTTATTACAACAGCACTACAAATTGTGAATATGGATGGATGAATTATTTTATCAGTATTGATTATAGGTTGACTGATGAAAATATATACCAATTAGCTCCAAGTCATCATTATTTTATGAAAAAACCAATAGATAATATGTCAATTAAATGGACACAAGATAACAGCATATTAGACCTTCCAATATTATGTATTCGTCGTATATTAGAAAAACTTACCCAGAATTTAATAAATGGGTCAGATAATATATTGCGTGGTTATTTAGATATTCTTATAGATTTTTTTAAAGACGTAAAAAAACGGCTAAGATCGTTTATAGAAATATTATTTGAAAATGATCAAAATTTGTTTGTAACTAAATTGTTAGATTTATTTTCAATGTTTAAATTGCTTTCTCTAAATGAGGTTGGTATCTCAGACAACCCTAGAGAAAATTTTACTGGTGTTTTTCAAGAAATGCTTCGTAATGGTGTAAATATATATAAAAAAATATTTAGTCAGTTGAGTAACGATGATAGTGAAGAATATTTTTATGACAAGGAAATAAACGAAAAAATAAAAGAACATTATTTTAAATGGAATGAACATTTTTTACCAGAATCTCTAATAGATGCAATAATCAAACGATTAAAACAATCAAAAAAAAATTTGAATACAGTTAATTATAAAAAATCTATCAATCATTTTTTAAAAGTTTTATTTAAAAATACAACAATACTGATGACGGCAATTGGAAGTTGTATTACAGATATATACACAACTAAACGACTAATGAGAATATATCCATTTGAAGATAGTGAATTTAAATTAATCATAATATATGCTGGTAATGCGCATACAAATAACTATATTAGATTTCTTCAATACAATTACAAAATTAGAGAAATACTGAATTTTAATAAAAATAGCACTAGCAATCCAAACGGGTGTCTTTATATTAAAGATAAAACACTGGACAAATTTGAAAAAATTCTAAATAAACTGAAAAACGAATATAAGATAAAATATCTCGAAAGTGATTCGGAATTGAGTGTCAATGATGAAGAATTTACAGAAAAAAAATTTGCAAAAAAGAAGAAAAAATATATTGAAAGTATTAATGAACTCAGAAAAAATATATTTAAATTGAGAAAAAGAATTGGTTCAATGAATTATATGAATTCACCAGAACGCTTAAAACACGATTTAAATGAACTTGTTTTAGAAAAAAATAGAACACTGTATAAATACTATGAATTTATACGCAATAATGTCAATTCATTAAAAGAAAAAAGGCGACAACAATTACAACAAGAGCAAAACACAAAATTTTTAAAAAGGCGACAACAATTACAACAAGAGTTTGAAAGAAATTTTTTAAAAAATTTTTTTGATAGAATAGAAGAAAAAAAAGACTCTTAAATAAATTAATGATTACGGTTTTCTAAATTAGTTTGATGGATTCCATAATAAATCCAATATTTGGCATCATAAATTAATTTATATAATATAAAAGATTATATATATTAACAATTAATGATTGTAAAAAACATACTACAATGCAGGCAACGGTTATCTCCACAAAAAAGAGTTAACCTATTTTGGGGATCAAATTTCTCCAAAATACGAAGATCAATAACAACAACTAAATTTAATTATTTAGATCCATTTTTTCTTAATAAACAGTTGACGTCTGAAGAATTAATGATTCAAAAAATAGCGGAAGAACTTGGAAAAGATTTATTATTTCCAACTATAGTAAAATCATTTAGAGATGAGAAATTTGATAAAAATATTATAAAAAACATGGGTGAAATCGGTTTATTAGGTTCAACTATTAAAGGATATGGATGTGCTGGTGCTAATTATGTATCATATGGTCTAATCGCTCGAGAAATCGAAAGGATTGATTCTGGATTTAGAAGTGCATTATCAGTTCAATCTTCATTAGTTATGTTACCAATATTTGAATTCGGATCATCCGAACAAAAAGACCGTTATTTACCAGAACTTGCCAAAGGTAATCTAATCGGTAGTTTCGGTCTAACAGAACCTGACCATGGAAGTGATCCGTCTAATATGAAAACTAAAGCAATATTAGATGGAAATAATTATATATTAAATGGTAGTAAAACTTGGATAACAAATTCACCAATTGCTGATGTATTTATTGTTTGGGCTAAAGACAACAATAATGATATTAGAGGATTTATATTAGATCGTGATATGAAAGGATTAACTACACCTAAAATTGAAGGTAAATTTTCATTAAGAGCATCTATAACTGGTATGATATTAATGGAAGACGTTATTGTTCCAAAAACAAATATGTTACCAAATATAAAAGGATTGAAAGGACCATTTACTTGTTTAAATAGTGCAAGATATGGTATAAGTTGGGGTGTTTTAGGTGCAGCTGAAGATTGTTATGTGAGAGCAAGACAATATGCATTAGATAGAAAACAATTTTCAAAACCATTGGCCGCAAATCAATTAATACAAATCAAACTAACAGATATGTTATCAGATATAACATTGGGATTACAAGGTGTGATGACTATTGGTAGAATGATGGACGAATCTATTATCGTTCCAGAAAATATTTCTATTATGAAACGAAATAATTGTTCTAAAGCATTAAATATTGCAAGACAATCTCGGGATATATTGGGTGGTAATGGAATATCAGATGAATATCACATCATTCGTCATATGTTAAATTTAGAAGCTGTTAATACTTATGAAGGAACAAGTGATATTCATGGATTGATTATTGGTAGAGGTATTACCGATATTAGTGCTTTTTAGATATAAATTAAATTCATTATTATATTGTTATTTTAATATCTAAAAAAAATATTATTTATTTTATATTATATATATATATATATATATATATATATATATATATTATGGCTTTTATTTATACAGATGTGCTTTCTAATGAGGAATTACATTATTTGAATAACCATCCTAATGTTATAGCAGCAAAAGCTTCTTTAGATGCTAAATCATCTGGGATGGTATATTTTTCAGTTCCTATAACTAATGAAATTCGTAATACTTTACAGGTACGCTTTGAATTAAATATTCCAATTGACACCCAAATACCTATGAGATGGATTAAGGGTGATACTAAACCACATATTGATGTTGGTTCATCTGATTTTCAAAATACATTTTTATTGTATCTCAATAACTCGCCAGGAAAACTGATTGTGGATGCTCAATCATATCCTATTCAATCGAATACTGGTTTTATGTTCAATGAAGGTCTTTCACACGAAACACAATATACAGAAAATGTACCTCGTTTATTACTAGGTCCAATGAATGAACTAATGGAACCTGTTGGAGTACCTTCGTCTGGTATAAGATATTATGGTTCAGAGGTTGATGCTCTTAACGATACAAATAGCCTTGGAACAAGTGGTTTTCAAAATTATGTAATTGGTGATAGTGGACCGTTTGGTCCTGGGAGTGGATATACAAGTTGGAGAATTGCTTCTAACAGTAATGGTTCATCGTTAGAAAATGTGGTATATGTAAATGGAGATACATTGAATTCAGATGGAAACAACGCGTTTTACTATTTATATCCTTCTGCGCCGTGCTTTTTAGAAGGTTCAACAATTCTATGTCAAATTGATGGTTTTGAAAAATATGTTCCGATTGAGAGTTTAAAAAAAGGAACACTTGTAAAGACCAGTTTGAATGGTTTCAAACCAGTTGTTTTACTTGGAAAAGGAACATTGCTAAATCCTGGGAATGATGAAAGAACAGAAAATCGTCTATACAAATGTTCTCCATCGAAGTATCCTCAACTCAAAGATGATTTATATATTACAGGTTGTCATTCTATTCTCGAATATTCTATAACAGATAAACAGAGGGAAGACACAATTAAACATCTTGGTAAAATATTTGTAACAGATAATAAATATAGATTGATGGCTTGCGTGGATGAACGTGCGGAGCCTTGGAATTCTAAAGGTGCATATACAATATGGCATGTTGCTCTAGAAAATGGCAATGATAGAATGAATTATGGTGTGTATGCGAATGGAGGATTATTAGTTGAAACGTGTAGCATCCGTTTTTTGAAAAATAAGTCAAATATGTTACATATTGAATAATAAATCTAAATTTTTTATATAAAAATTTAAATTTCTATGGTTATTATATCATATAATGAATAATTTATTTATACAATCTGTATTGTTGCTAACAATGTTTTTTTTATCTGGTATTGAAAAAATAAAAGATATAAATAAAGTTGCTTTGTCACTCAAAAATAAAGTGAAATTAGATATACCATTTAATCTCTATTATTTGGCAATTATTATTGTTATATTTTTACAAATATGTGGACCATTAATAATCACTTATTCATCATTAACAAAAAAATATAGAAAAGAATCTTATTATTTTATAATAGGATTAATGATATTTACAATATTGGCTACAATATTATATCATATGCCAGCAACTGGACCAAAATACTATACGTTATTGAATCATTTAGCTATTATTGGTGGATTGCTATTATTAGCAAATAAATTTGATGATCAATCCAGTTAAAATTTAAAAACTGTTTGAAGTGCACCCCCCTAAAGGGGGGTGAGCACTCGACCCTGAAGGGTGAAATTATTTTTTTTTAACTAGTTTTAGTAACAATGATGGAACCAATTGGTTAAATGGAAACCGCCATCAGAACTTGCAGCAGCACTTGGATGTTCACTTAACTTTTTATGTTTTGATTCCATATCGTGGTGATCTTTGTTTGCACCAACTGGAAAAACAAAATCTTTATCAGATAATAATTTATTATATATACGATTAAAATCTACCACTGACATTTTAACATCATTTAACAGATACATATCATTCGATAAATATTTATCTGGTTGTTTTAATTGTCTTGTTTGTAATAATGTTTGACAATTTTGTCTCATACTAGATTTTGGTTTTTTTTCTTCTATAAATAAAACATTACAATTATAATCAAAGTCAAACTCTTGCCATAAAATTATAACCAATAACGATTCTTTTAGTGAGATTTCTTCAGTATTTAATATATTTCCTTGCGGAGTTTTTACAAAACTAACACGTATTAATGGTGCAAATAATTCCATTAATAAAATTTCATCATACCCCCCTTCTAAAGGAAAAATTATGCGTTCTTTCCAAGCGTTAATATATTCATTTTTAGATTGTTCATTAACAAATCTAGACTTATAACTCTCGGTGCTTTTATCTGCCATTATGTGCTTGTCCAGATAATCCGAACCATTAATTATAGTATTATATATATTATCTAACTGTTTTATAATATGATTTATGTAATCCATTTTTAGATGTACTTTTATTGCAAAAACACCTGCTAGTAAATCAATATATGATAATTTATTGTCTATATTTATATATTGCATATGTTGTGGTTCAAGAAGTGAAATATTTTTTTTAAAAATATTTTCATATATATTTAGCCATTTATTGTAATGATTTAAATTACGAATTCTGGGTTTTTCTGCGTCGGTTTCCCAGTATAATAATTTATCAAATGTATGAGCAATATTTAGTAAATAACGTACAGATGATGCAAAATCATATGTCATTATTATTTTATGTGTTTCACTATTAGCAAATAGATTTATATTATGACAATCAGCTAAACTAACTATACCATCTGCTTCACGGATCACACATACGTTTGTATCTCGTTCTATATTTAAAAATGGCAAAAAACGATATGTCCTTGTTCTTGCTAGTCTTGTTGGGTTTTCAATTATATTTTTACAAAAATACATAAATACTTCTGAATTTGTATGATTTATAATAAATTTTAAATTATCTATTATATTTTGAATTTGAGGTATTGGTAGTTTTTTTTCAATTATTATAAATTTTAATGTTTCAAATATTGATGAATCTAAATAATATCTCACTATAAAAGTTGGTAATGCTTTTGATACTATTTTTAATGACATACACATTGAATTTAATTTATCGTGTAAATAATTGAAACTTTGTACATCCGCATCTCTATATTCTCCAAATGTTCGTTTTGATATGTATAATACAATTGCAATACAATTACAGCAGTTTCCACGAGGTGTTACATCAAATATTTGTTTTATATTATCAATCTCTATATTAATATTTGGCATAGCAGCAGATGCCTCACTACCACTATGTTTTAGCTTATTTAATGTTGCTTCGAACCAATTTGGATTATATACGTGTTTATATAATGCTTCATTTTTTTTAGTTATTCTATAACATTTATCTGTTCGATCTACTGGAATTTTATATTGTAATGGTGATTCAACTGGACCTTCATTAAATTTTATGTTTTTACATTCATCTAAAAAATTTAATATTTCTGGAGTTTTATGATCTAATTGTTCTATATTATTTAATAAATTCATATATCCTCTTAAACACGTATTATGATCTCCAATCATTGGAACATCAACCGCAGCCGCAGCTACAGATAATTTACTACTTGCTTGTGAAACATCAGATATGTCGACAATTGGTTCAATATTAAATTTTTGTAATTTATGTTCAAGCTCAAACGTTGTGACTTCATCCTCCATAAATATTTATAATACTTATTGAGAAAATTAAATAAAAATTATAGTTTTATTAGTTGTTTTATTTACGAAATGTGGAGAGTGTTACTTAAAAATGGCATTTAAAATTTATTAAATAAAATAATGTTATATTGATTAAAAATCTATTGCTATATCTGGATTGCTTCCTATTTTTGCTAATTGTAGCGAAATTCCAATAGTATTATTATTATTTTTTTTTGTTTTTATTTTATTCTCATATATATTAAGATCAATTGATAATGGTTTGATTTTTTTTAATGCATCTATTAAATCTTTTTTTGACTTTATTTGTTTGGTTTCAGATTCAATAGGATTGATATTGACTAATAATGAACTGTTTTGATTATTGATAATAAAACCAAAATCCGCATATGCAAAACGATTTGTTCGTTCAATCATATCTTTAACAGACTTTTGAATGCAATTAATCAATGACCTTACCTTTATTAAATAATTTGAATTGTTTGTATAATAATTTTGATTTTCAAATTCATTATTCCAATTAATTTGTAGATCATTACTTGGATTACTTATATATGTATGTATATCAAATATTGATTTTAATAATACATCGCCTGTTAATTTATTTTTAACAAGATAATGATATTCGGTCAATATATCACGTTGTTTTTTAATTTTATTATTATTATTAGCATCAATCAATTTATCTAAAAAATTGTTCCATGTTGATGAGTATGGATAATCTTGACCAGTTATACTATAAAATATTGAAGGTTTATTTACACTATTATCTGCTGTTTTACAGTTAGTTAGTTTTAAATTGATTTTTATGGTGTTTACAATTATATCGCACTGATCACGTGGTGGACTTATTATTATATTCCAATTTGGGTTATTCAATAATAAGCGTTGTTTCAGTTCATTCAAAAATGGCTCTTCTCTGATTGCGCTGTCGATCCGACCATCATTTGATTTATATTGCTTAAATATATCTATATTTCTAGCAACATTTATAATTTCAGATATTGTTTTATCATATAATGGAATATTAGAAGATACATCTAATGGAATATTAGAAGATACATCTAATGGAATATTAGAAGATACATCTAATGGAATATTAGAAGATACATCTAATGGAATATTAGAAGATACATCTAATGGAATATTAGAAGTCACAAATTGTATTGGAATAGTAGATAAACATAATTGACGATGACCAATTTTAAATCTATTAGAAAACATAAAATTTTGTTTAAAGATATTACTATTAAGATAGTCAACGATTGGAACAAGATTATATTGAAATTTTGGAATCATTAATATAAGATTACCACCAAAATATTGAACAGTTCCTATAAAAGCTACTGTTATATGTCTTGTTAAATTATATACATAAATACATTGACGACCGAAGTTTTCTCTGACAATAGAAATATTACGAGGAGCTCCCCATTCAAACCAATTGTCTTCATTAAATTTTCTTATTTTCCGATTAATTAATACATTTTTATGTTGTAATAAATAATTATCAATATCTATATTATTAGATGGATATTCTTCTATAAATATATATTTTTCGATTTGATTTTTTTGGGATCCATTTAACACTTCTATATTACCAAGTCTGTTATTTTTATATACTTCTTCTTTACCAGTTACAATACCAACATAAATATCAAAATATTCTTCAAATAAGTGTTTATTGTTATTTATTGATTCATTTAATGTAACAAATCCATGTGTGTTCGTAATATGCATCAATGTGTCATTATAAATTACTTTTTTTTCTAATTCATTATTTTTACAATATCTAAATACAATTACATCTATTTTAGCATTGTCAAATAAATTTTCATTATTTGGATGATATATATGTGTAAATGTCCCGTTCTTCATCATTTTATCTAATAATTTAGATGCACACGTTAACTTTAAAAAATCAGATGGAACTATGAAAATTAATTCACCATTATCATCTAACAATTCATAACATTTATCTGTTATATCTATATATAAATTTCCTTTTTTTGTTCTGACGTATGGAGGATTTCCAATTATTGTTTTATATTTTTTTGTTATATTTGCAATCATAAAATCACCATAATGTATATCTTCTTTTTTTATTAGATTTAACATTTCTATCGATTCATCTATCTCATACATATCAAACACAATATTTGGATCTCTCTTTAATACTGTAACAACTAAATCACCACGACCAATAGATGGTTCTAATATATTAGTCGGTTCATTTAAGATATATTCATATACTTTATTTTGTAAGGATTCATTTTTTGTAAAAAATTGACCCAATTGTGCTTGATTTTTTTGGAATCCATTTGTTGTTGCCATTATATATAAATATATATATAATGTTGTTATATTATATTTGTTTCATTATAATAATATCAATTTTTTTATATATTTATTACACAGTTTCTTAAATTATATGTGATGTTAAACATCCATTAAATGGATTAACATTTGTATCATATAAAAATAAAAAAAAACTAAATTTTTGATTCATTATAATATTAAAGACATCTATAATTTAAGAAACTGAAATGCAACACGATAATAATGGCTATGAAATTTTTAACATATCGTTTAGTAATTATGTTGATAGTATTGTTAAAAAATGGGTTTGTTTTCTTTTGATATATTGCATCCAAAAAACATACCACGCATATCTATTACATTATTTACAATCCAAGTTAAAAGCGGTTGGTTAAAATCAGAACAGTTATAAAACATAGAATTCATATTTGTAACATTATTTGTTGACCATGAGTGTAAAGGCTGATTAAAATTAGTGCAAAAATTAAACATCCGATCCATATTTATTACATTTGACACATTCCATGTTGAAAGCGGTTGGTTAAAATTAGTGCAATTACTAAACATGCTCTGCATATTTGTTACATTATTTGTTGACCATGTTGAAAGCGGTTGATTAAAAATTGTACAGTCAAAAAACATATATACCATACTTGAGACATTATTTACAGACCATGAATTTAAAGGCTGATTGAAATTTTTACAATTACTAAACATACTTTCCATATTTATTACATTATTTGTTGACCAGTCGTTTAGAGATTGATTAAAACTAATACAATCCGCAAACATACCTTTCATATCTGTCACATTATTTGTTGACCAGGCGTTCAGAGGTTGATTAAAATTAGTGCATCCACGAAACATATTGCTCATGTCTTTCACATTATTTGTTGACCAAATATTCAAAGGTTGGTTAAAAGAAGTGCAATTAACAAACATTCCACTCATATCTGACACATTATTTGTTGACCAATTGTTTAAAGGTTGATTAAAATTAGTGCATCTAACAAACATATTATACATCTTTGTAACATTATTTGTTGTCCAGGCATTCAAAGGCTGGTTAAAATTAGTGCATCCAAAAAACATACCACTCATATTTGTCACATTATTTGTTGACCAAGTATTCAAAGGTTGGTTAAAAATAGCGCAATCTATAAACATACAACTCATATCTGTTACATTATTTGTTGACCAGGCAGTTAAAGGTTGATTAAAATTAATACACCAACTAAACATAGATCTCATATTTGTAACATTATTTGTTGACCAAGTATTCAAAGGTTGGTTAAATGCCATACAATATCTAAACATACAACTTGTATTTGTTATAGATGATGGCAGAGTAAGAGGAACCGTAAAATTATTTTTACATTGATGAAACGCATATCTTAAACTTGTGAATGTATGTCCTAGAATGCCAAAAGATATTACTTTTGTTAAATATTTTATATATCCATCATCTTGTGATAGCATACCAAAACCGGATATACCTAATCCAAAAAATCTAACATGATACTCTTTAATTTTATCTATTGACTTGTATGTATGAATGTTAGTATTATGTGTTATTTCGTCATTCCAACTCACATAATAACCAAGTTCATCTTTAGCTTCTGTTTCTATAATAGGTAAAGTTATAGTTACTTCTTTATTCGCTGGAATTGTAAGAACTAATTCAAATTCAACTTTATGTTCTTCGTGATTCATACAAGCAACAAAATATTGTAGAGCATTTAATGGATCGCCATTACTTATTTCTAATGCTTTTTCAATCAATTCTTTTTGGTCTTCTCTGTAATTTATGTTATCATTAATAATAGGTTTAACGAAATCGAAAGTATCCATCTTTATTGTTATATAATTTTATATAATGTCATATGAATAAATAAATTAAAATATCAATTTTTCACCTAACTAAAACATAGATAATCCAGAAATCTATTCATCTATTAATTAGGTCAGCATATCAAATTAAACAAAATGATACCAAATAAAAATAATATATATATTTATATATAGCTTAGTTAATGAACGAAATACATAATGGTGGCAACATAAAACCAAATCAATTTTTAAAAAATATACTATCAATTGGTTTCGAATTTGAGACAGATGATGATTGTTATCCATTGATATATGAAGGCGGAGTATATAAACAATTTAGATCAGTTGATGGTGAAATATCAAAAGAAGAAACATTAAATTATTTTTTTAAAAAATCAAAAGATGGTATATTCAAACAATTACCACTTGCCGATATAAATCAACTTCGTGCTGAAGCATACATAGAATTTACATTAAGTCAGGATATTGTCGAATCCCGATATGCTTTTTTAGAAGAAGATAAAAAATTTACAATTGAAGAAATTATGTCCAAGAAACCAAAAAAACAATCAAAAATATACAATTGTATTCAAGATGAGATAACACATCTTGAATTTGTAATAACATTTTATAAAATTGATGTGAGTAATGACATAATAAATGAGAAATACAAAGAATCAAAAAAAATGATAACCCAATTTATTGACGGCTATTGCGAAAAAATTGATAACCAACGTTATCTTCCATATGTTAGAATGCCACCAAATAAAGAATTTATGATAATATCAAACGGAAAAGAAATAAAATATAAACCACAATGTACAATAAAAATTAAATATATTAATGTTTTACCAATGATAATATATCTATTGATAGATCATAAAACGATAGATTATGAAATGACATACAACATATTATATGATATAATTACAGAGACAGACCGTTTTTATGGATATATTGAAAATATTATAAAAGAAGATAGTATAAAAAAAGAAGATATTGTAAATATAGAAAATATTGTAAAAATCAAAACATGGTTATTTTTAGTAATATATTATTGGAATTGTTATTCAAGACATAAAGAAAAGGATGAAGACCATCCAAAAAATTTATTGAAATATCATTTTGGTGTTATATTAAGACATCCTCTCGAAGATATATTTCCATTTAATGAAAATATAGCAGAAATAATTAAAGATGTATTACTCGAAAAAAAACTAATTATTATAAATCCTGGTGATATATCCTTGTTTGAATATTTTGATATTTTACTGGGAAAAATAATAAAAAAAGAACAAGTAGGATTAAAAGAAAAAAAAATAATGGTGTTTGAAGTGCTCCCCCCTTTAGGGGGTGATCACTCGACCCTGAAGGGTGAAGTGCTCCCCCCTTTAGGGGGTGATCACTCGACCCTGAAGGGTGAAAAAAAAGAAATAGATTCTGAAGTAAATATGTTTGATTATAGAGATGAAGAAATATATATGGAATATCGATTATTTAGACATAATAATGGAATCAGAGAAAAAAACATAGATTCAGAATTTGATTATGATATTCTTCAAAATTTTGAAAAGTTTCATGAAGAATTTCATAAGACTGGTGATATAGATTATTCTGATTTGTTATATAAAAAACAAGAACAAAGTGTAAGTGCATCGGCATCACCCCAAAAGAAAAAACTAGATAAAAGCGTATCGGCATCACCCCAAAAGAAAAAACTAGATAAAAGCGTATCGGCATCACCCCAAAAGAAAAAACCAGATAAAAGCGCATTGTCACCAATACAAATACAAAATCAATATGAATTTAAAACTCCTTTAAAAAAAACATCGTCTGGACAACTTGAAAATATAAATATGTTTGAAGAACCTATTAAAATACTACCTATTCTAAAATCAGAACCAAGTGTGAAAAGAAGTAACATTATATCTTTATTGAAACATGTATTAAATGAATATAGTGACCTGGCGAGCCTGAGCAGTTTTTTATATAAAGATTCGAAAGAATTTAATAAAGACGTTGGTATCATAAATGAAAAGAAACTTATTAAACCAATCTCTGGTAAATTTGATTTATCACAATCAATTATAACACGTCACGATTTACATAAAGTTGCACAAAAATATCTGGAAACAATTAGAGAACACGTAAATCCCGATATTTTTGATTATATTGATTTTGATAAATATCGAACGTTAGATCGGAATGATATATTTATTGTGATAAAAATAGTATATAATTTGCTTTTAGGAAATCAAGATATAAAAAAACCAGTAAAAGTATCCAAAACAAAACAACATTCCGAGGAGTCAACTGCTGCTGTTGCAGCAGCCGCATCAAATCCAGGTGGATATTATCCAATCTACTTCTTCCATCATTGTTATTAGAGCAATAACATCCATTAAATTGAACTATTTAATAAACAAATGCTCATAACCATATCATGGAATAGTATATTACTATAATGTAAATATTGTTATATTAAAAAAAATGAAAAAAAATTTATTTTAGATATTTTATCCTTTGCTTGAGAAGACATTACTTCGATTTTGTATTGCATTAGTATCTATTAAAAATTTAATATCTAATAATTATTTTTTTTATCGTAGATTATTATATTGTTATATACAATATTTATTTAGATTTTTTGGAGGCTTTGGACTTCTTTGAACGGCGTTTTTTTGCACCGCCTCGTAAACGGAGGACTAAATGGACTGTACTTTCCTTCTGAATATTGTAATCAGCCATAATACGACCATCTTCTAATTCTTTGCCTGCAAAAATTAAACGCTGTTGTTCTGGAGGAATACCTTCAGTATCTTGAATTTTTTGTTTAAGATTTTCAACACTGTCTGATGACTCGATATCTAGAGTAATTGTTTTACCAGTTAGAGTTTTAATAAAAATTTGCATAACCATTATATGTATATACTTACAATATTAATAATAAATTAAAATATCAATTTTTAGAGAAGTATGAGACCATATTGTGGATTATTATATTCTTACTATTAAATAAACTGAGTCTATATAATTGATCTACAATATGGATGAGCAATAATATCTATCAATGCTATAATCACAAGGTTCGATTATCTAAATTATTTTATTTATAGATGCAATTGCTATTCATATGATGGTTTAATTATTATAATATTTAAATATATATTGTGTATAAAAAGTATAATGGATACTTATATTTTTTATATTGGTATGATATCATCTTTATTACTAGCAATCACTCCTTACGCTCAAGTTTTTTCTTCTTTTCGACTTAGATCCGCAAAAGATATTTCTATTTATTTTATCATTTTACAAATTATTGCTAGCTCTGGTTTTACTCTTTATGGCTCTTTAATTAACGAAATATGGATCATTATTCCAAATGCATCTTTAGTATTTGCCAATATATTAATTGGATCAATAAAATATTATTTTGAACCATCTAAATGTTGTATTAAAAAAATAAATAATGAACTTCCTATATAATATAATATAATGAATTCACGATATGGTTCTGTTTGAAGTGCTCCCCCCTAAAGGGGGGGAGCACTCGACCCTGAAGGGTGAAATTTCATAGATAAATATAGATATTTGTCTATAAAATTTTTAACAAAACCATATCGTTATTATTTTTTAATAAATAAATAAGTGTTAGATTTTTCGGTTATTATTTATTCGGCCATCTTCCGGTATTTATCAATATTCAATTCAAATAAAGTATATGCTTTCTTATAAACTTCCGCCGCATCTAAACCAGGATGTTCGACTTCGATTTCTTTTTTAACGGCACCTGCTACTTTACCAGCTTTAGGACCATTTGGTACTCCTAATTTGGTCGCAATTTTCTTCTTGAAATCTAAAAAGGCTTGAAATCCGGGATTTGTTCTTCCACCTAAGATAGCCAACACTAAATGAAGTGTACTTTCGTTCTGTATATTATAGTCTGCCATATTACGGCCATCCTCCAATTCTTTGCCTCCAAAAATTAAACGCTGTTGGTCAGGAGGGATCCCTTCCTTATCTTGAATTTTTTGTTTAAGATTTTCAACACTGTCTGATGACTCGATATCTAGAGTTATTGTTTTACCAGTTAGAGTTTTAATAAAAATTTGCATAACCATAATATGTGTATAATTGGTTCTTCCACCTAAAATAGACAACACTAAATGGACTGTACTTTCCTTCTGTATATTATAGTCAGCCATATTACGACCATTTTCCAATTCTTTGCCTCCAAAAATTAAACGCTGTTGATCGGGAGGAATCCCTTCTGTATCTTGAATTTTTTGTTTAAGATTTTCAACAGTGTCTGATAACTCAATATCTAGAGTAATTGTTTTACCAGTTAGAGTTTTAATAAAAATATGCATAACCATAATATGTGTATAATTACTGTTTCAATATATTATTAACAATAATTTAAAATATCAATTTTTTAGTTATTAGATGAAAATTTAAGATTCAATAAAATACCAGTATCTAAAAAAAAATTTATTGAATCGTTTTTCGCGACAGTTTCTTAAATTATAGACATTCATTGACTATTTATCTATATATCCAGTTATAATCAATACGGTTTAGAAGGTGATATAGATTATAAATAATCAGCATAATTATTATTTATTTTTTTCTAATAAAAATTACCAATTAAAATAATTAAATAAAATATTATAGATTAATAATATTTTATTTTTGATTTGTATATGATTAGCGGAAAAATTGTTGCAATTGTTATTACTGTAGTTTTTATTATAGCTATAATTGTTCTATCTGTCCTTTATACTCTGGCAAAGCAAGATATTGATAAAAATCCTAAACCAGAACTAGACGAACAACTGAAAGTAAAGAATTACGTTATGGCCATAATTACAATTGCAGTATTCACTATTATATCCTTAATACTTGCAATAGTTCCACATAATTGATATTTATATATATTAGACAGATGTTCAATATTGTAAATTATTATTTGAATTTATTTTTTTATAACAGTATTTTCAATATATACTAAATAAAATTTTTAACAGATTACCACCATCTACTTTTATTTTGTAATATTTTTATTTGTTCTTTTAATTCATTTATATCGTTGTCGTGTTCTCTTTTTATATTTTCTATATATTTTTCATGTTCTTTCTGTTGTTTTTCCATCTCATATTTATGTTTAACCGCATTTATTTCATTATTTAATTCCATTGTTTTTGTTGTTAAATATAAATTATATGCACCAAATGTTAGTGCTCCTAATGCTCCATTTCCTATCGATTTTAAGGTATCCATAGACATTATATATAATACATTATTAATTTATTTATATATAATAATATAAATATATCAATCTTTTTTATATTTTAGTTATTGGAGCATTAACATCTATTAAATGAAATAATGCAATGAATCATATCATGTACTATTATATTGTTATTATTTTTATAAATGAAATTATATAATGGTCTATGATATGGATATATTTAATTTTTTATAAATAAATTGTTTTATTTTTATCTATAAAAAGTTATGATAAAAGAATGTTTGTTATATATTGTATTTATTTAGATTTCTTAGAAGCGAAGCTTTAGAAGCATTGGATCTCTTAGATTGGTTTTAACCACCCCGTAAACGAAGAACCAAATGTAGTGTTGATTCTTTTTGAATATTATAATCTGCCATCGTTCGTCCATCTTCAAGCTGCTTGCCTGCAAAAATTAAACGCTGCTGGTCAGGAGGAATTCCTTCCTTATCTTGAATTTTTTGTTTAATATTTTCAATACTATCTGATGAGTCAACATCAAGAGTGATTGTTTTACCTGTTAGTGTTTTAATAAAAATCTGCATACTCATTATATAACTATATGCTATTTTTATTAATCATTAGAGGTCAAACACTTTAAACTTCAATTTTTTATTTCTATATGATATATAATCTGTTATGTGAGGTTTCTCCTCACATAACAGATTATATATCATATAGAAATAGACAAATTAATGAGCGGGCGTTATTAACATCGTTTCACGATGTTAATTAGGCCCGCATATCAATTTTTTATTAGGCTCTTTATTTTAGATTATATAACATCAGGCATAGCCTGATGTTATATAATCTAAAATAAAGAGCCTAATAAACAAATTAATGAGTGCTCACTACAATTATCTCCTTGAGATGATTTAGGGAGCACATATCAATTTTTTATTAGGAACACCGTGTTCCATATCGTGAATTATAATAAAAAAGTTTCAATATATACTAAATAAATTTTAAACAGATTACCACCATTTACTTTTAGTTTGTAATATTTTTATTTGTTCTTTTAATTCATTTATATCATTGTCGTGTTCTCTTTTTGTATTTTCTATATATTTTTGATGTTCTCTTTCCTTATTATCAATATATTTTTCATGTTCTTTCTGTTGTTTTTCCATCTCATATTTATGTTTAATCGCATTTATTTCGTTATTTAATTCCATTGTTTTTGTTGTTAAATATAAATTATATGCACCAAATGTTAGTGCTCCTAATGCTCCATTTCCTATCGATTTTAAGGTATCCATAGACATTATATATGTTTTAGTTGACATTATATATAATACATTATTAATTTATTTATATATTATAATATAAATATATCAATCTTTTTTATATTTTAGTTATTGGAGCATTAACATTCATTATATGGAACTATTTTTACACCTTTTAACATTTCAAACGCCGATTTTTATATAAAATAATATAAAATAATATAAAAACAATTTATAATATTATTTTAATGGATTACGAAAACCTTAAACTACACAATAAACTTCCTATTCCAATAAGAATACAAAATGATAAATATTGTAGAGGAAATTTAGATTACGAATGTATATGTAAATATTGTAGTAATCCAAATAAATATGTGACTGAATGGGACGGTTATTCGTATCTTTGGAATAATTGTATGTTATGTAATAAACACGTATGGTATTGGCATCAAGTTTGTAGTCTATATGGAAGAAGAAGTCCTTATGTAGTATGTTTTTATTGTCGCATTCCATTTTACAATATGGGATTAAAAAATGGAGAAATATACAAAATAGCAAAATTAAAAATCGGCGTTTAAAATGTAAAAAGGTGTAATAAAAGAACTATATAATGGTAGTATGTTTTTGCGATTCCATTATTAATTAACCAATATACAAACCATATTTTTTTACAAATTCTATCATATTCATCGTACCCATTGAATGATTACACGCTCCACATATTGGTCTTAAATTATTAATTTCGTGGGTTCCACCATCTTTTTCAGATATTACATGTCCAACTTCAAAATTAGTGTTATCGATCAATACTTTTTTACAACATAGACATCTATGTGAATTAATATGTGGTCCAATATAATTATTCCACACGATTGTTTTCACATTTTTAGGTATGGCTTGTTTCTTCTTTTTTTGTTCTGATTGTTGTAATAATAATTCATATTCTAATCTTTCTTGTTCTTTTTTTTGTTTCTCAATCATTTCTTGTTCCTTCTTTTGCTTCTCGATTTCTAATTTTAATGATAATTCAATCTCTTGTTGTTGCCGCTCTATTTCTTTTTTTTGTTTCTCTAGAGCACTCAATGAATTTGTAGCTGATGACATATCGAATTGTTTTTGTTTCAAAATAATATCAGTCTTTGATATGTTGATATTTGGTATAAATATTTCTTCAATTTGTTTTTTTTCTTTATTGTCTTCTACTATATCTGATACTATACTCATATCTTCTTTTGTCAAATGATGATCCATTATTAGTATTACCAGGCTTTTTTTGTTTAATCCAGTATAACCTTTTATGTTATTCATTTTACATATATTTTTTAGCTCTTCTACTTTCTCGTCTTTGATTGAGTTCCATACATTTGTATATTCATCCAATAATGATTGTATTAATTCTTTTTTTTTTAGTTTGGTATAATTTGTTATGTTATATGCTTTGCATTTTTCTCTCAAATTGTCTGTAGTTAAGTCTTCTAATTTACTTTGTAATATCTTACATAGATCTTCTATTTCTACAGAATTTAAGAAATTATTAAATTCTTTCTGATTGTCAAGATAACTTGTCATATTATTAATAATAATTAATCAGTTAGCTTTTATATTATTTTTGTATTGAATATAAATGAACGCTTTAAAACAAAAACAGCAGTGTTTCATATCATGGACTATTATATAGATATATTTTTTAATAAAAGAATTATATAATGGACTATGATATGGAACTATTCAAGAAACATTTATCTCTTTGGTTAAATCATATAGATTATAAATAATCAGCATTATTAATATTTCATTTATTTTTATCTGATAAAAATTACCAGTTAATAAATTAGATGTGATAGGTTTGATTATGTTTTAACAATTAAAAATAATTAATCTATATATTAATATAATTTTTAGGAATAATCGTTTGATATATTATTCTAATATTGTGTTAAAAATGTGTGTTTATTATTTATAATATTTATAATATTATAGAAATTTTTTTTGTGTTGTATATATATAATAAATTATGGCACACGTAGCGGCAGCAGTAGCAGCAGCAGCAACAACAGCAGCAGTAACGACAGTATTACCAATAGTCATTGATGCAGCAGGAAAAGCTGTACCAATAGTAATTGATAAAGCAGGAAGATTTGTTGTCCAAACAAAAGATAAAGTATTTGGACAAAAAAAAGAAGAAGTTAAACAGAATGACCTTAGTGAAACATCAGAATACAAACCACAGTCAGGAGGAACATCAGCAGTAGTGACAGCACTAACACCTGCTTTAGAAAAAGCAGCAGAGGTAGTAGTACCAATGGTAATTGATGCAGCAGGAAAAGCTATTCCAGTTATAATTGATAAAGCAGGAAAAGTTGTACCAATGGTAATTGATTCAGCAGGAAGATTTGTTGGACATGCAAAAAATAAAGTATTTGGAAAAAAAAAAAAAGAAGAAGATAAACCACCTATATCTAAAGCAGCCGGTTATCAATATAATTCATCTGTATTGGTCCATCATTGTTATTAAATAATAAATTATAAATATTATACATATATATTATTTGAAATTTTATTACTATTTTTTAATAAAAGAACTATATAATGGTCTCCACTAAAGGAGCATTATGATACCATTAAATGAAATATTTAATAAAATAATGATCCGAACCATATCATGAACTATTATATGATTGTTATATTAAAAAAATGAAAAAAATTTTAGATGTGTGATCCATTGACAACAGCTTTTTGGCTACCCAGAGCCACCTGTTTAGAAGCCGCCTCCATCACAATCAATGCCCACAAAGGGTTGCCCACAATGCTCATTCGTAAAGAATTAGCAAGGGAAGTCGTATTGTGTGGAAGGCCTTCTAACAGTCTGTCTGGTTAGCCAACTAACCTTTTTTTTATAAAAAAAAATTGAAATTTATTTTATATATTTTATCCTTTGCTTGAGAAGACATTACTTCGATTTTGTATTAAATTTAAACAGTTCTTTATCGTGAAAGGAATATAATGGACCATTAAATGAAAATAATAAATAAATATTGC